ATTCTACCTAATCCTATTTTCATAGGTTGCGGAGTAGAGTGCGGATCAACACCTCTCATTAAGATAGTTATGTATGTAGAATCTTTACTTTCGTAATTTTCCCAAGCGTTGTATGAACCCCAATTTGGATCCAACAAACCATCTTCTTTTTTTAATGAATAACATTGACTTACAGCCCCCCGTAAAGCTCTTTTCTCTAGGGAATTAATAATCATATCATTACTAGGAATTTGCAAATCCTTAACTAATTTGGATTCTAAAACTTGAAAATATTCTATATCAGTTGGATATCTTAAAAATTTATTTTCATCCTCACTAGCACCTGAAATAGTATATGTGGTAATTAATCTTTTTCCTGTAAATGGATGGGTGTGAGAAACATTTATACTTGTTGTCCCTGTATTTATTGGTGTTCCAGTTAATGAATATGTACCATAAATATTTTTGGTTTGACCTGATAAATTTAAATCATTAAACTTTGTTGGGTTTTCAAATGTTAATAAAGTTCCTTTTTCATATTTTTCCTCAGTCAAAATAACAATAACGTTGTCATAATGATACCCTCTAGTATTTGAAGTAGTTGTTAATAAATTAGTTTGTTGATATGTATTCCCTACTTTTATTAAATCAATATCTGTATTAAGTGGATTTAAGTCCTTATTAAAACAAACTTTAATTTGATTAACTCCTCCACCCAAAGATTTATTGTCATACCAATTGAATATAGATTCTTGAGAAGAAGTAATCATTTCAGTGTTTAAACCCGATCCAAAAAATTTAGCCCTTGAGTTAAATAAATTAATTCTTTCTGAAACCGGTAACGACCATGTACCAAACGAAAATTCACTTACGTTTCCATTAGAGTCTAAAAAATTAAAGGCTATCGGTAAGGTAGCTCTGAATCCAAAAGAAGCTGTGAGGTTGTTTCTTTGCGTTCCTGCTCCTACTTGTTGGAATACCTCTGTAAAATCATTACCGTTTGAGTCCGGATTAACATTCAAAACATAAGCACTTGCATCTATAACGTCAGCCAAAAGACTATTGTTTGTAAAATTAGTTTGATTAAAACCGCCTAATGTACCGGCTTGCGGTTGGTTTTGGGTGTCATTACAACTACAAATTTCACAATCTGGAAATGTATAAAGCGGTAAGTTAAAATTTGCAATATTACTTAAAACTTCCCGCATATTATTTATAGCTTTTTCTACTTTAACGAATTTATTAACGTTCTCCAAAAAATTTATAATTATTTCCACAATTCTTGCAACGACATGAAGTATTCTAACCAATAATTTAACAATAGGTAAGATTATAAACATTAATAAGCTGAAAAGTATAAAGATAAAATCGACTTTATACTGCGCATCGTTTGCCGGGAATTTATAATTTTCACTATCACATTCGGTATCGGTAATAGCTTTAATAGCTGAAAACCTCCTGTTAAGTGTTCCTTTGGTATATCTTGTAATTAATTGCGAAATTGTATATACCTTATTATAAGACATTTCATAGAAGGTATCTTTACAATCTATAGCGTCTTGAATCATTTTTTGACCTGATTGTGTTGATCCCGAAAATCCGTAATCATTCCAATCTAAACTAAAAGCGTAAGATGATTTTAATAATTGATATGAATTACTTAAATATGGTAGAGTAATTGGATCTTTGCCTGGTGTAGTCCAACCATGTTCTTTTGTGTTAGGTATTAAAAATGTTGCTCTTTTTACAGGTGCCGATAAATCTGGTGTTTGATTCCATTTTATTTTGAATCTGTACTTTGCCTTTGTTGGTATTCCTTTTTTCTCGTCGTTTGAAAAAATTTGCTCACCAAATTCATTTGTAATTACATAATCTAAATTCATTGGGACATCTAATAACCAAGTCCCATTTTCATCAATCACATTACCATTATTTTCTAACTCATGAATTTCTAAAATAGGTCTTCCAAAATTATCTTGTCTTATCGTATGTCTTATAGTTAATATTTGTCCAGGACCTGCCACTAAAGAACACATACTTCCGGCTTTTAATACTGGTTTGCAATTTTTTTTGATTGTATTTCTATCATTATCAGAAAAAATAGACCCCATAAATATCGCCGTTGGTTTTATCTCAACCTGAACTTCGTTTGTAAGATCAAAATCTGTTCTAGTTATTGATGATTGGCATAAATCCTGTTCTCCCCATAATGGTTCAACAATTATGTCTTTTGATATTGTTATAATTTGAGGTAAGATATTAATATTTTCAGAGGTTTTGAACCTTGTACCATTAACTTGACTATCTGTTGCTATACCTAATCTTATTAAATCTTGTGGAGATAGTGAAAATGGACCGATATCTGATAAATCAACATTCATAACTAATGTCTGACTACCGACAGGTACTCCAAAAATCATAAAGTCCCCACTGTCATTAGTTGTTACGGTGAATTTATAATATTTGTCATAAATTTCAATCGCTGTAGGATTAATTAACACATCCTCTAAATCAGGAAATGAACCGGTTGCTGAATGACCAGGATATGAAGGTTTGTACGGTAATAAATTATATTTATAACCATCTTCATTTATATCATCAACTGTTTTATAAGGATAAATTGAACTTATAATAGGATTTAATTCATCCTCTTGTGTTACTGGAATGAATATAGATAATTTCACATTTGGTAATCCAAATCCGTTATTTATTGACACTCTACCTACAACAACTCCGTAATCAGAACATTGTCTGACATATAATTCAGATTGTGATAATTTTAATGATAATATTTCTAAAAATTCAAAATCCTGACTTAAATCAACATCTATTTTTTTATCAACGCCTACCTGCGTTCTAATCCTATATGATTTTGGCATTTATAACTTTTTGAATAAATAGTTTATATTCTATTTTCAAAAATAGTTATCAACCTGTAAAAATAAATTAATTAGGAAAAATTGACCGTTTTTAAATTTTTTACCCTAACTGAAACGTCTTTATTAGGAAATCTAACTTGGTAAATTTGAACCGGCTCTGCAAATATAGTGTCATCAATCAGTTGAATTTGTCTTGTTTGACTATCGGAATATCTCTGAGATGTTTGTGAAGAAGAATATTGACCTCCAACTAAATTAAAAACATCTATTTGTGCAATTGATATAACCCCATTTAGATTTTGTATATTTTTTTTGATTTCTGCAACATATACATTTTCACCCATTTGTCTATTTGATGGTGAAAAATAATTTGAGACAATATCAACAATTTGAGTTATTATTGTACCTTGATTTTGACTTGAATCTAAAACAACATAAATATCAAATTTGAGATCTATAACTTGAGCGCTTTCAATTACAACATAATCATTAATCATTCTATAATTGGATAAATAATTTGCGAGATTTGTTTTAAGTGTGTTAGAAATAAAATTTGTTAACTTTCCTGAAGAATCGTAAGATAAACATTGAACCTTAATTTTATTATCTTGTTCAGTAATCGCAACTTTTGCAGGTGCTCCAAATTGAGATGGCATATTTCTAATTATAGATTCATAATCATTGATTGTTACCGCCCTTTTTTGGGCTGCGAAGTTAAATGATACATAATTTCTAACTTCTTCAACAGAAGGAACATTAGCACCTCCAATAGCGGCGGTTGTATTCGTACAACTTAATGAATTAATAACAGAAGTGTTTTGAGTTTGTGACGGACCATTTACCGCAAAATTTATTGTACCCAACTGATTTATTACATTAACACCAACATTTGATGAAATACCTCCACCTATCCTATATTGAACAAATAAAGTTGAATTGGCCTTTAAAGTACTACCTAACGCAAAATTATTTGAATATTTTTGTAAATTAAGTGGATTTCCTGTTGATGCAAATTCTCGCAATTGCTCATCGGATGATTGACTTCCACCCCCAAATGTAATTTTAAAAAAACTTTCAGGTGTAAATTCTGTTATAAATTTATTATTTGTTGCAATATATTTACCAACTTTTATACCAGGTTGGTCTGAAACTTTTGTCGGATCTTCAACAAAAACTTTATCTTGTATTAATGCATCAACTTCATACCATCTATTTGTCCTTCCTAAGAATTCTTGATCTGATGGTATATTAGCATATTGAGTTCCGTCCTTCAATAAAACACTTGTAACACCCAAAACATTTTTTTCTGGTAAAAATATTTCAAAAAAAGGAAAAACGTCGTTTGGTAAAATTGTTCTTTTAAACACTTTTGTAATTCCATTAACTACCGTTTCTCTTTTTGTTACTGTGTAATTTAAAATTTTACCATTTGCGTCAAAATTAGGTACTTTAGTTCTATTTGGAAACCCTTCGTTATTGAACGGTGATGAAAAATCAATATCATAAACAGTTTCAAAAACTTGCCCTGCGCCAACACATTGCGATCCTCTCCTTAATATACCACAATATCTAATATCTTCTTTATCACCAAATGCCGGAACAATAATTGAAAAATCAACCAATGCCACTGATGGTCTTTGACCTGGTATTTTTAAC